ATCTGGAATGTTTGGTGATCACGCAGGTCTTTCAATGGATATTGTTATCAGAGATATTCTTTTAGCAGGAACTAACACACAGTTTGCTAATGGTAAAGCTTCAAGAGCAACTTTAGTAGCAGGTGATGTATTAACAACTACTGAAATCCAAAAAGCACGTGCAACAATGGTTAAGAACAACGTTAAGAAAATCAAACTACCTAACGGTCAAATGGGATATGTTGCATTTATTCATCCTGATTCAGCGACTACTATTTTTAATCTTCAAGAGTGGAAAGACCAAAACACTTACGTAGACGTTAAGAACCGTGAAATGGGTATTGTAGGTCAAATGTACGGTATTTACTTTATCGAAGCTAACACAGCGTCTACATTTGTAAACGGTGGAGTAGGTATAAACCTTGCAGGTAAAGCAATGTTGCTTATTGGCGCAGACGCTTTTGGTATTCCTGATGTTGCAGGTTCTTCAAAGCCTGAAATCTTAGTTTACACAGACGGTAACACTGAAAATCCAATGAACCAATACTCAACAATCGCTTGGAAATCAACATTTACAGCAGCTAGACTTCAGGAATTAGCCATTTTACGTTTAGAATATTTGAACGTTTAAACACTAATCAGTTAACTATATACAGACCTCTTTGATTGTGGCGTAAGTTCTATAATTAAAGGGGTCGTATAGTTATTTGTTCTTTAAGAAAAGAGGTATATCATGCCAAGAGGTAAACCAGTAAATAAAACAGTAAGAAAACCACAACCTAAACCACAACCGAAAATAGAAAAAGCCATAGAGCAAGAGGAGAACGATATGTCAAAAATTACAAAAGAAACCCCAAAATGGGGAGAATTTACAGTAGAAGGTAACGGAGTAACATTTGTAGGCGAAGATTTAGTTGAAATGGAAATCCCATATGAAGATCAAAACCCTGTAAACCATCACATCATGTGCATTAACGGAAATCAAATCATACTCGGAGTTGATAAAACGTTGAAAATACCTCAGTCAGTACATGACAATTGGAAACATTCAGTTAAAGAAACAACCTCAGCTAAAAAAAGAATGAAGCACACTGCCGAAATCAAAGTATAAGGAGTGATATAGTTGAACAAAGAATTACTAACGCAAGTAAAAGAATATATTGAAGAAAATGAATTGATAAAATCTGGAGAATGGGGTATGGATGAATCATTGTCTGACCTTATAAAAGGAAATAAAATGCCAGAAATATATACATCAATTTGCTCACTATTGAATTAACGGTAAGTATTGCGCGGTAACAATGGGGCATTTCTGCCCCTAGAAAGGAGTAACTATGGGAATATCACAAATATTACACGACAAATTAACAGATATGGTTAACGGTGTTACAGGTGTTAAAGCAAGTAACCTACCACTTGAAGCAATAACAGGTGGAATTTTATCAATTGACTCAGACCATGAACACATACATCAAAAAATAAAGTATTCGGCATTTATTAAGCAATCCATAATAGCAGGTGGAACACATGTATTCTGTTTTAAAACCCCAGCAGTTGGATATGTTCATTACAGACCTGCAACCATAACCCCATCAGCAGATAAAATAGATATGCAAGTATATGAGGACGCAGTATTTACCGCCGCTACAGGGACATTACTTGAAAACAATAATAGGAATAGAAACACACCACTTGTCTCAGGCGTAGAGTTAAGAAGTGCCCCAACAGTAACAACGGTAGGAACTTTACTCCCAGGGTTCTCTGTATGGTTACCTGGTTCAACTGGAATAGGTCAAACAAGAATTGGTGATATTAACGGTGGTGGTGACGAAATAGTCCTAAAACCTAACACAACATACCGATTCTTGATAACAAACGGTTCGGGCTCGGCAAACGTTGTAGGTTTTAATTTCTCATGGTATGAAGAATAGAGGTGGAACATGAAAACTAAAGCAGATGTAAGAGAATATTTCTTAAACATTATAGATGAATATTCAAAAAAAGGGGTTGAACTATCTTCTACAAAGAACGCAGACTATAGAGTTAAGTTTGATACATTCCTTGATACCGCACAGAAATACGTTGCAAGTATTATTAAAATTCCAGCAGTATATCAAGTAACACAAAATCCATTTGTTAATATGAGTGGATTACTACAAGGGTTTGAAATAGTCCAAGTATTGCCTGACATTTCAAAAATTTATACCTATACAGGGTGTAAGTCACTGTACTTTGAGATAGACAACGTAGGAACGTGTACTATAGCTATAAATGGCATTACAACTCAGACCATAAACAATACTATCAAAAGACAGTTCACAGTCTTTAAAAGGCTTACAGGGGCATTGAGTACAGATATAGTTACAGTTACATTTAGCGGACTATATCCTTTTAATATTCGCAACGTAGGACTTTATCAATACGCATTCCCACTTGAAGCAGATATCCCCGATTACACACCATATGTAAGTTATGATATGCCTGATAATTTTCTAGAGTTTGATTCAGTAATTATTCGTTCTGACCCTAGAATGTATCAAAGCTATGTATCTCATAAATGGGAGAACAACAGAAAGATTATACTTAATTACTACGACAAGGGTTCGTTTGATATTCACTACTACAAGTACCCAACAACAATACCTAGTGACGCATTAGACACAGTACAACTTGAGATAGATGACAAAGCTTTTGAACTTGTAGCTTTACAATGTGCAATTATGGCAACATCAGCAGATAACACAGCACTAGCAAGTTGGCTACGATCATTGTATATCGAGAAAGCACAGAATATCAGTCAACGAGAGCAACCAATTCAAAATCAAGTTCAATCCGTTTTTTCTATTGGATGAGGGGGATATGTTATGTTTATAGTACCGAAAGATATATCCGCACCTAAAATGCCTAAAATGCAAACATGGCCAACAAAAGACTACCCTTTAAACGGTGGTCTTGATGTGGCTGATACAGAATTTCAACTTCCAGAGAATAAAACAAGTAAATGTTTAAACGTGTGGTATCTTAACGGTGAACTTGATAAAAGATGGGGACAAGATTATTTACTTGAAACCGAAACAGTCGAACTAGTTAATCACTCAATGCTAAAATATTTGTACAAAGGCAAGATAATCAAACATAGCGGCACTAAGCTGTACTCACAAGACCCTATAACAGGTATTAACACAGTCCTATTTAGTGGACTTACAAACGCTACATCAAGACTATTCAAATACAATGGTAAAGTGTACCTTAAACAAGTTGGTAAGTACGTAGAGTATGATGGTGTAACTGCAACAAATGTAGTCGCTTATATCCCTACAGTAATAATCAACAGAACGCCTACAGGCGGTGGAGATTTAAACGAGGATTACAACAGATTCGGAAAAGGTTTTATTAATTCATTCAGTGGAAATAATGTTGCTACAGTATATGCTTTAACTGACACGGGACTAGACGCTACGCTTGTAACCGCTACGGTCGGTGGTGTTGCTAAAGTTGAAACAACTGATTTCACAGTTAATCGAACAACAGGCATAGTTACTTTTAGTGTAGCACCACCTACAGGCACTAACAACGTCGTTATAACCGCATATAAGACAGTCCAAGAAGACATTGATAGTATTCTTAATTGCTTAGCAGTAAAAGCGTATGGCGGTCAAAATGACAACCGTTTATTCTTTGGCAACAATGGCACAGGAATCTACTATTGGACAGGAATTTCAATTATAGGCATTGACCCAACTTATTTTCCTTTGAATAACTACAACATAGTCGGGCTTGATGATGAAAACATTACAGGGTTTGGAAAGCAACAAAACTCATTACTTGTTATTAAAGAGCGCGAGATATGCGCAGTTGATTACTCATGGAATGGTACAATAGGCGTGTTTGATTCTTATCCATTATCAGATGTATTCGGTTGTGATTGCCCTAAGACAATTCAAACAGTAAACAATAGCACAGTGTTTCTATCAAGTGAGTTCGGTGTATGTATTGTTCAAAGCACAAATGTAGGGAATCAAAGAAACGTGTTTGCGGCTTCAAGAAACATTGATCCGATTTTACTAAAAGAAACCAACTTAACAAGCGCTTCATCTGTAGAGTTTGATGGCAAGTATTGGCTATGCGTTAATGATAAAGTTTACTTATGGGATTATTTCTTAGCACCTTACTACGACACAGGAAATCCTGATAACAACGCTATGCGACTTTCATGGTGGTACTTTGACAACATCAACGCTAGTTCATGGACTATTGAGGGTGACGAACTTTTCTACGGTGATAGAACTACAGGAAAAACCATTAAATTTATAACAACTTATGGTAACGAACAGTATTATGACTTTGGTTTAGGTTACTCTTCTGTTTATCGCTATCCGTTTAGATTATTAGGTGGTGGACTCTATGAATTTACTGTAGTCTATGGTAATATTGGTGTAAGGGGTGACAAGGTAACACAGTATGACGTTACTTACTTTACAAATGATGAAATTAACGGTGAAATAGAAGTTGACCCAATAGACGTAGGCTCGTTCGGATGGGACACTTTCACATGGGACTTATTCACATGGGATGTTATAGGACCTTTAACATCATGGCCACTAAGACCAGCACTTAAAAACATACAATACTTTGCAGTAGAGTTCTCAAATGCTACAGGTGGCGTATCAATGAATATACAATCAATGAAATGGACTTATAAACTAGGGAAAAGGATAAAATAGAGGTGATATTATGAGTTTTGCAACAAGACTTAAAAAGCTTACAGACGTACTTTACAGTCCAACAAAACCATCAAGTGAAGCGGCTATAAGGGCACAATTTGACGATTCAATACAAGAAGCTTATACTAACGTTACAAGCATATTAACATCAACGGTACAAGGTGCAAGTGGTGCTTATAACACAGGAATTAACGCAGTAGGTGTGGCGGCAACTAATGTTGAAAGTGCAGTAGCAGAAGTACAGAACAACATATCAACAGCGGCGGCGGCACTAATTGTTAATGGTTCAGTAACAGACGCTAAAATGTCACCTACAGGCTTAATAGCTAAAACAAATTTAATGACAATAACAGGATCGGCAGACTTAGACGATATTGCAATTAACAAAGCCGCAACCGAAGCGAATGCAACCGCAATCGATATCCTAGAAGACCATCATCTTTACTATACAACAACAGGAACAGCCACAGCTTTTGCAGTAACAAGAACTGAACTATTTGACTTTACAAAAAATGGTAGCTTAAGAATCAACCCACATCTTACAAACACAGCTTCTTCAACCATTGCAGTAAATGGAACTACTAAAGGTATTAGGAAGTATGACATTACAACAGGCGCTTACGTGGTACTAGCGGCAGAGGACATTAAAAAGAATAATCAACTTGAACTAAGGTTTGACGTTGCCAATGATTTTTTTGTACTAGCCCCTAGAGGTGGGGGCTTGTCAATCTTCTCTGACTCAGGCTACCTAGGAAATGTTGTTTACTATGCGCCTTATACTTATTCAATAGAAACCGCTTCAATAAATGCACTAACTGTTACAGTTAATTTAAACGGAACTCTAAGTATATCTATGCAAGCAGTCGTTTCAAGCGCTGGTTCATGGTCAATAACAAAAAACGGTTCAGTAATACATAGTGATAGTATAAATACAACGTCATTTACAACATTTTACAAAGAAGGAATTACTGTATTAAAAGGCGACATACTTGTGGTTACTTTTGCCGTTCCTGCATACTTGGTAACTGGAAGTATACGAAATATAAAAATACATTCATTAGGTACTGCACCTATATTACAAAATTAAAGGGGTGAACTTATGGCATTAACACAAGCACAAATTGATGAGCAAAATAAGATATATGCAAAAGGCACGTCAAGCAAAGGAATTGTTGCGACTAAAGACCAAATATCAACCAATAACAAAAAACTGTTAGAGGACGCAATTTATCGACAGTCCGAAGTAGATAGAACTAACACAGTAATTAACGAGCGTACCTCACAAGGTCTAGACACTACCGCACAAAACAAATACTTAGGTACTGTTAACTCTTACAACACAACTCCGACAACACCTGCACCACCACCTATTCAGCAAGTTCCTGTACAACAAGTACCTCAACAACCTAGCGTACAGTCTAACATAACTGAAATGTACAACTCACTAGGACAAACACAAGTACAAGCGTTAAAGCAACGTATAGCTGAAGCTAAGGCAAGCCAACAAGCTATGATTAACCAAGCACCTCAACAGTACAATCCACTTAGGGCACAATCCGAAGTAGCTAAGTCACAACAACTAAGAAGTGTGCTTGAACAATCAGCCAACGCAGGCGACCGTGGTGGGGTAGGTAGGCAACAAGCTTTACTCACTCAAACCGAAGGTGCGAACAGACTTAACTCAATCGATATGCAACAACAAAACTTTGTCGATAGTGCTAATGCTGAAATTTCTAGGCTTCAAAGCGAAGGTAATTATCAAGAAGCTGAAATACTTGCTAATGTTAAGTCACAGGAACTTCAAGCGGCTATTGCACAATCTAACCAAGATAGACAGTTTGGACTTCAAGAAGCAGGATTGACAGGAACTTACAACGGTAATCAAACTCTTGCTGGCCAACAACTAGGATTGCAAAGAGAAGGACAATTGTTTGATCAAAACATGGCAACAGATACTTTTGGCTTAAATAAACAAGGCCAAGAATTTAGCCAAGGACTTGCAACTGATACTTTTAATCTTAACAAAGAAGGTCAGACATTTAATCAAGGTATTCAGACTCAACAAATGGGATTACAACAAGCACAGTTTGACCAAGGTGTAAAAGAGTTTGAAGCACAGTTCGGATTAAACCTTCGCCAACAATCTTTTAGTGAAGCACAAGCGGCTATTCAAAATTCAATTAGCAGAGGTAACTTATCAGTGTCACGAGGTAACCTAGCATTAAGTAACGCTAAGTTTATAGCAGACAACGACCCTAACTCACTTGATAATAGAGTTAGAGCAGAGCAACTAAAACAGTTAAAGAATGAAGGTAACAAATCAACTGTAGTTTCAACACCAACAGACTTAAAACCATTCCAAGACTATATTAGAACTAATCTCTATACTGTTGACACACAAGGCAATAAAAGAACAGACTTAGCCGCAGTAGGTGATTACTTAGGTAAGCTTTCGGAAACAGGTGTATCGGATGCCGCACTTACTAAACTAGCACAAAATTACGGGTTACAAGCAACACAAGTCAATCCAAACTTATCAGGTTATTATAACTTTCTCGGGAAGTAGGTAGATTATGTTAAAATTTAGCGTACCAACAAACAAACCACTCATAAGACCATATGACCCTACTAACCAAATACAATCACCTAATGCGTCATTGATACGATCAACAATGCCGCAGGTGGGAAACTCTCCATCTGTAGCACCTTTTACTAAGTTTACACCAATTCCACAGTCTGAACTCAACCCATTGCAGAAGCGTAACCAAGGACTACAACCACAAGCGTCTTTAAAGGACGTAGGCGGTGCTTTGGCAAGCGGAATGGGACAAGTAGACATAGGCGCACTTAGTACGCTTAAAACAGCCGCTAAAGTAGTTCCAACACTAGCTTCAAAATTGCAAGGTTTTGTCGAAGGTAAGAAAGTAACTCCTACTTATGGACCAGTTACAAAAGGACTTGATTTCTTAACTAACAAAGTTGAAAGTGAGATTGCTCCTTTACAAGAACGTCAATCGCAAATCAAAGGTCCTGCTAAATACGCACTAGGTGCAATTCAATCAATACCACAAATAGCCCCTGCTTTATTAGGTGGTGGTGCAAGTACTATGCTTAAATCTATCGGTGCAACATCATTTGGTAGCGGAGCAAGAGAAGCAGAACAGCAAGGCGCTAACTTAGGACAACAAATAACCGCAGGTTTAGGAAGTGCATTAGTTGAAGTTGCAACCGAATACTTACCAACATCTAAACTAGCTAAGTTTGTGGCAGGCAAAGGAACAGTTAAAGACCTTGCTATAAATGCTATTGAAGAATTTGTCGGTGAAGGTTTAGCCGAGGCACTTAACCCATTTGTAAAACGATCATATGATGATAACGCAGAACTATCAACCATGAAGCAGATTCTTGACGCAGGTATCACAGGAGCAACAGCGGCTATTCTTATAGGTGGTTCAACTATCGGAGCAACTAGAGTGCAACAAGCCATTGCAGACCCATCACCACAGAACATCCAAGCGGTAGTCGAAGAAGTCAAAGCAAAAACAGGTGTAGACTTGTCACTTCAAAACCAAGTCAACCAAGCACAGTTACCATTACAACAACAAAAGTTTGACATTCAAGGTGCTTTTGATAAGCCACAAGAATCAAGGCACCCAAGATTTTCAATTGAAGCTTCACAATCAAAAGAAGGTAAGTTGTATAGAGAAGTTGGAGTTGATAGACTTGAATCTTACTTTAATGAAGATATTTCAGACGCACCTTATGGCACTCCTAACATAATACAAGTTTCAAAAGACCCTAGCTATGCTTTAGGACAAGGTGAAAACCAAGGAATATTATTAGAGTTTAGTGATGAAAATGTTCCTCTTAAACCATCGCAAAAAGCTTTTAATCCTGATTTAGAATTTGATGTTGATAATGGTTCTAGGGATTATTCTAAAATGCAAAAGTTTTTAAGACCTAACCTTGAAAAAATTACTATTAAAAAAGAACTTGTGGGAGATGTGACAAAAGAAGAAGCTGACAATAACAGAAAGTTTGCAGTTAATAAAGCACGATTTAATACTACTATGATTAATAGATACTTAGCTAAGTGGGATAAGTCAATTGATTCTAATGGTGATTATGTATATACTAAACCACAGTCTAATTTAGACCCATTACAACAACCCACCCAAGCAAACATACCACCAACGCAACAGAACGTCCCTACGGAGCAAATACAAGCACCACAAGTCGATATGCTGAAAGCTAAAGCACAAGACTTCTTGCTTGCAATAGATTCAGCAAAT